CATCTCTTCAGATTGACCTGGTTGTACTGTTACTTTTAATTTATCTACTAAAAATTCTTTTGGCTTTTCTTCAACACCTTCTACTGCTGCAGGTATACCACCAAATTCAAATCCTACTCTACCACCAATTGATTTTTTATTTTTTTTTCTATCTCTTTCTTTTTCTAATTCAATAAGTTTATCTTCTAAACCTAGTTCTTTAATCATTTCATATGTTTTTAAATCTAATTCTCCAAGAGATTTTTCTCTGTCTTCTAACATTTTTTCCATTATTAAAACTTCCATAGGTCCTCTATCAAAAGGATCTAGAGTATCATAATCATATTTATCTGCATATTTATTTTCAAGTTTGGAAAGAGTACCTTCTTCTGATTCTATTGAATCAAAAGTATCCATTACTTTATTATATTTTCTTTTGCTAGGTAATTTTTTTTCTTCTAAAAATTCTGTCATAAAATTTTCTAATTTATCTGCGGAAGATAAAGTTTTTAAATAATCTTTATCTTTTAATATAGAGTCTTTTAAATATACTGGAGTAGTGCCACCCTTATCAAATCCTACTCTACCACCAGCTCTGTATCCTGCTGCTTCGATCGCGTCTAAAATTTCTTGTTCTGTAAAGCCATAAGCTTCCATAGATTGTCTAATAGCAAATGCTCTGTTTGCATTTTCTTCATCCATTCCCGCTTCATAGTCAGCCATTTCTCTATCATAATCTTTTTGAGCTCGTCTTGCTTCTGCTATACCTAAATCTGTTGTAGCTTGAGTAAAAGGAACTGAAGCTGCTTTTAGAGTTTCCATATTTAATCCTGCTTGAGTTCCGCCCTTACCTAATATATCTGTTACACCGCCCGTTTGTGGTCCTAAAAATTCTGCTCCTCTAGCTAAATATTCTTTTCCTTGACCTAAAATTCCTTCTGCTGCAGGACGGGGTCCTACAAAATTTGGGTCAACTCCTCTTATAGTGCTTGCTGCGTTTGGTGCTGATAGTGCACCAATACCAGAAGCCATAGCTAAAGATAATGCACTAAAGTCTCCATCACTTCCTTCTTGAGCTAATTGAGATCCTAGGTTTAAACCACCCGACATTAAAGCTCTTGATAACATAGTATTACCACCAAGGCTCATAAGTCCTGGAGCCATAAACGGTGCGGCTGCAGCTAAAAACGGTAATGCAGGTTTGATTTCATTAGGTACTATCTTATCTAGTACTCTTGAAATAGGTCTAGTTATCTTTTTTAAAAATCCCATAGTTTCTCTTTATAATATGTATTAACGGCAAGTTTGCCAAACTTGTAAATAGGCGAGTGTATCACAATTTACAGGCTTTTTAACCATTCGTCAATCGCTGATATTAAAACCAGCGCCTATCTTTATCTCTTCTACAGTCACATTTACATCTCTTCTGATGTGTTCTGCTTTAGTTTCTGTACTAGCATTCTGTACGTCTGCTAATGCTTCGGCATCTGACATATATTCTTGACCTGTTTCTGTGTTAGTTAATGTTACTTCTGTTTTAGGTGTAATTACTGGTACTCTTTGACCATTAATTGTTTCATACCTAACTGAAGCTTCTGTCTCAATAAACGGCATTATCTGTCCTCCCTGTTGATTTCTAATATTGATGCAATAACATCTACATTACCACTCGTTGCTTGTACCTTTAATATCTCACTTTCTAACATAATCAAAGGTTCACTCAATACTTGTTCTTTTTGATTAGCAGATAAATCAATATCATTATCTACTACAAATGCTGTGCCTGCTGCATTTGTTAATGTAGCTTTTACTACAGCTGCACCACCATTGTCTTCTGCTACCAATAAAGATTTTACAATAGCACGTGAATTACTTGGCACTGTATACAAAGTTGTATTGTCAGTAGTAGTTAAACTTACTTTATCATTTCTATATATATTTGCCATTTTATCCTAATCCAAAAAAGGTATATCTTTCCGAGTCCTCTTTAAGTTGTGTTAAGTATGTAGAGTTTAACTGTTCAATAATATTAGTTAGCGCTCTGTTAATTTGTCTTTGGTTATCTTCTGTATATTCTTTTTTAGGTTCTGGTAATCTTACTGCTATTTTAGTCATTAACCTCTCCTTCCATCTGGTTGTATATCTACTTGGAATGTACCAAATCTCCAAGACTCATTTACACCAATATTTTCTATTTTAATATTTGCATATCTTCCTCTAGCTCTAGTGTCAACTTTTAAAGTATTAGAGTTAATTGTAAATGGACTCAATGCAGTTTGTATATCATCTTCTGATGGAAAATCTTTTATTGATAAAGTTACTTGGTTGTTACCTACAAGAACTTTAAAGTTTGGTAAAAATCTTCTCATAGCTAAAAAGACTTCTGCTTGATCTGGCTGTAATGAAAAACTAAATGATTGAATAAAAGAAGTTAAGATAGTTGTACTTCCATCCGGATTAACTTGATCGTTCCCCGTTTCGTGTTCGAACAATACGCTTTGACCTAATCCTGTCTCACCGATAACTTGTGGGAAGGTACCAGTATTAGAACTGTTAAATGCTGTTGCATAAGGTCTAGGGTATACTAGTGAATCAATCCAAGTTGTTCTAATAGAGTTTGTATTAGTTCCTGTGTACCAATTACCCATAGGTAGTTGTGCATTATTTTGACCGTAGTTATAAACTACGTATCTATTATTAAAATCAGACCCAGTTGTTGGATACCACCAAACAACTTCTGTAAATAAGTTATTGATACCAGCATTTATTTGTTGGCCTTTTGTAGTGTCTGCATTGTCATAAACAAAATCTTCAACCGAACAAGGTAGTGTATTAACAGTACCATCAAAAGAGAAAAAACCATTATTACCCATCCAGTAAGCAACACCATCAATTTCGATCGCTGCATTTTTACCAATCAATCCACAGTTAGTACCAACTTGCTCAAAGCCAAATGTAAATGGTGCACCTACAAATTTCATTGTATACAATGCATTGTCAGTCCATATTAGAATGTTTTCTTTTGCAACTAAACCTCCCATAATTTTTGTACCATCTTGAAGTCTTTGTGTACCAGCAGTGTTGGTTGCTTGTGGTGTATATTTATTAATACTTTCATCTTCGGAAAATCTTATAAACATATCATCTTGTGAAGTAGGAGTTCCTATAGTTGTCTCTGTTCCAAGGTGAATTAAGTGACGTGTTGTTGGTGATATTAAAGTTGTTCTTGTTGCAGTAGGATTACCTGAATCTGTTGCTGCATCTATTTTAGTTTCAAAACCTGATGTTAACATAGAAGCGTGTGTTGTTAGTCTTGCAGTAATACCAGAATTCCAAGTAAAAGTTTTACCATTTGCAATTGTTGAAACTAATACTTCACCAAAATTACTTAATGACCATAGACCTGGTTCTAGTGTAACTGTTGATGCTTCTACTGCATTTCCCCATCCTGTAAAATCTGTTGCATTTGTAACTATAGCTTCATCACTATGTGCTTGACCATTAGAAGTTCCAGTTGTAGCAGTTCCTAAAGCTCCTCTAGTGATACCTCTTAATTCATTTCCAACAATAGAAGTGTAAGTTATTAATTCATTAGCTATAGCAACAGTTCCTGCTGTAGGAAAACCTGTTGTAGATGTTAAAACTATTGCTGTACCAGATCCACCTGTACCAGCTGTATCCGCGAGCAACGCTCCATCTAAATCGTTTTGTAAAGCACCTGTAATATTACCACCATAGTTTCCTACACCATAACCGTAACCATATGTTTGTGCTGCGGGACCTACTGTTTCATAAACTTGAACAGTCATAGTACCACCTGTTGAGATAACTGCAGTTGCTTGATTTAAAGAATCTATTGTAAAAGTTGTGGGAGTGGGGACCGATAATACTTGAAATAATTTAAGTTCAAAGTCAGTTGCATTTAATCCTGTACCACTTGGTAAAGTAACAGAAGATAATTCTACAATATCTCCTACTGATAAATCGTGATCACTTGTTGTTGTGATGGTACAAGTTTTAGCTGTTGTACTATTTGTAGCTAGTGTTGAACTAGTTAAAGAATCTACAACTCCTGCATTATTACATCTAAAAGGTGTAATATCAAAAAGCTGTCCTTCAAAATATACAAGTAAAAATTTATCTGTTCCGATTGCAATGTATCTATTGCCTGCTGTATCTACAAAAGCGTGTTGTTTTCTAGCTACACCTACAATAGAATCAGTCAATAAAGATTGCCAACCACCAACTTTTTCTGGTAGTCCATATCTAAATCTAACATTATCTGAATCAACCCAACGACCTTCTGCTCCAACGGCAGTGTCTTGTTTGTCTATTCCGGGAGCAAACTTAATTTTCGTAAGCATTAGTTACTCCTATGATGTACTATTGGTTTTTATTTGCCAGCCTTTTGTAGCAGTTGTAAAAATGAATGTTACACATTGATTGTTAGCAGTTAAATCTAAATCAGATGTCCCACCTTGAAGATTAGATCCATTTCTTGCAACTACACATTTGTTAGTTCCAAA